ATGCCCAAAACCTGGGTCAACAAAGCGCCTGCAGGCATATCAGAAGCGGCTTCGCTCTGATGCCACTAAGCGTGTTTTTGACGACCGGGTTATTAAAGTGCTAAAGGGGTATGCGAAACCAAGTCAACTCAAGATCATTCAGAGGGAATTAGGTTATCTTGAAACCTTAACCGATGATAAGGGTCGTCCGTTTTGTCGGAGCATCGGCGAATATGCTGATGTAGAGAAGCAGGTTAGCTACTTTCTCAGGAAAGACCCTGCGAGCTTTACCTGGAATGAGCACTTTAAGACCGCAGTTAATAGGGTGAGAGCAAGGTACCCAAAACATTTGAGAATGGTCCAATATAGGTCAAACTCAGATGTGTACAATGCTTTAACCGACTGGTCAACCTCTGCAGGTTACTTAGGTATAGTAACCGGCTTCAGGAAGAAGCGGGACTACTTGGCCAGAATTTTCGAGGATTTGCAGTCTGAAGAGCAAGCGGCACTTGAAAGGGGTCGATACATTAGACCGCTAGCTCAAGCTTCCCGTACCCAGGGTTCCGGCGCATACGATAAGGCAACTGGAGAACGCACGTATACGTGCAAGATGAAGCGCAGAGATGTGCAGAATGTGTGCCTGTTTCAGGTATTAACTGAGTGCAGGTTTGCCAATCCATTGGATGATTTCTTGAAGAATTATTCCAAAACCGCGATCGGCAAGAATGATCCAGCCATTACGGCATGGGTTAATAGACAAAGGGCGAGGGGTCAGGGATTTATATCTTTTGACTACTCCAAATATGACTCAACGATTCCCCGTTGGTTATTGGAGGCCGCGTTCGATGTCTTGGAAAGTTGTTTTGATCTAAAGTCCGGACAGGAGAGGGCGTTGTTCGCTGTTGTTAGAAACTCGTTCATTGTTAAAGAATTTGCTCTACCCGAAGGGAACGTATTGGTGTCTCATGGTACCCCAAGCGGATCAAGACTTACTGCCTTAATTAATGGCATAGTCAATGAGATTATGACTGAGACTTGGTTCTCAGCTCTTAACGTAAAAGGGGATTACATGATCATGG